TCAATGTTCTACAGGAAGGAGTGAGACATCCATGGCCGACTCCGTCAACCTAGAACGGGATTTTGGATGGCTACTTGATGCTGTAGAGACATTTGGTAATACCGACCCTACTGAGATGCAACATTTCGGTATTGTGGGCATGAAATGGGGTAAGCATAAAGCTAAGGAAGCTCGTCCAGAGTTGAAGGGTTTGGGTCCCGACAAAATCACCCGAACCACAAAATATGGTGAAGAGATAACGCTTACTAAAGACCCGCCTCTGGCCATAACCAAATTCCTCAGTCGAATAAGTACGCGATTCACACAGAATTACAACCAAGGTGCATACCTCACGATTAAAGATAGTGCAGGTAAAAAAGTCGGAGATGCTTCAATTGAGAAGCGAGGTGCCGATGAGTTATACCTGAACTGGATCGGTGTCAATCATTCTGCTCGAGGTAAAGGATATGCTTCGGCTGTCATGAAAGCCGCGGAAGAGTATGGACGAACTGAAGGTGTCAAGAAAATGACATTGGAGGTACCCGGCAATGCCCCAGACGCAAGGCATATCTACACTAAGCTCGGATTCAAGGTAACTGGTGAAGTCAACAATGGCCACAAAGATTCTGTGTGGGGCGGACTAACTAAAATGGAGTACAACTTCGAGGAGGTGAAACACATGACTGATTCAAATGAGTTCCTAGCCCACTACGGGGTTCCCGGAATGAAATGGGGTAAGCATACGAAAGCAAATTCTGCTACGAGTGCACCCATTAAACCTTCTCTGGACCACCAAGTGGCTAAGTCGCTCAAATCGAAGCACCTCTCCGAGCTAAACAATACTGAGCTTAAGTTTCTTACGCAACGTATGCAGCTCGAGAAGCAGTATAAAGACCTTAGCCCAAACACGGTATCTAAGGGTAAACAGCAAGTAGACAAGATGCTTAGCAATGCTGAGAAAGCTAATAAGGTCGTCAAGTTCATTGACAGCCCTGCTGGCAAACTTATTGGTAAGGGCCTTAAGACCGCATTTGGTCTTGCTGTTACTGCGGCTGCTGGTGCCGCTGGAGCAAAGTACGCTGGCGGAGCTGCCGCACCGGTAGTCAGACAACTGGCCATCGGAGCTGCCGCACCGGTAGTCAGACAACTGGCTATCGGTCGATAACAATCAAAATGGAAGGAGGATTGGCGATGAGCCTATCAAACACTGCTACACCCATCTATTACGGACGCTTTCGCGAAGCAGTAATTCGTAGAGAAATCCCCGTAAACAAGGAAATCTCCCTTGAGATGAACCGCATTGACGAGCTCATCGCCAATCCGAATTTCTATTACGACGACAAAGCAATCAACGGCTTTATCGCCTATTGTGAGAACGAACTAACACTCACTGACGGCAGCGACCTACACCTTCTCGACTCATTCAAACTTTGGGCCGAGCAAATTTTCGGCTGGTACTACTATGTCGAGCGAAGTGTCTATGTTCCCAGTGAAGACAATCATGGTGGCCGCTATGTTCGGAAGCGGATTAAGAAACGCCTGATTACAAAGCAGTATTTGATCGTTGCCCGTGGCGCAGCCAAGTCGATGTATGTTGAATGCATTCAGGCATACTTCCTAAATGTCGATACTGCCACGTCACATCAGATCACCACTGCTCCCACCATGAAACAGGCCGAAGAGGTGATGTCCCCTTTTCGGACAGCGATTACCCGGTCCCGCGGCCCACTGTTCAAGTTCCTTACCGAGGGTTCTATGCAGAATACCACGGGTTCGAAGGCTAATCGCCTCAAGCTTGCTTCAACCAAAAAGGGTATCGAGAACTTCCTCACGAACTCGATCCTCGAGATCCGTCCGATGTCCATTAACAAGCTACAGGGTCTTCGACCTAAGGTATCTACTGTTGATGAGTGGCTGTCTGGAGATATTCGAGAGGATGTCATCGGTGCTATCGAGCAGGGTGCATCCAAGCTGGATGATTACCTGATTATTGCGGTTAGCTCTGAAGGAACTGTTCGTAACGGTAGTGGTGACACGATCAAGATGGAGCTCGCCAAGATTCTTCGTGGAGAATATCCCAACCCACATGTGTCTATCTGGCACTACAAGTTGGATGAGCTCTCCGAGGTAAATCAGCCCGAGATGTGGCCTAAGGCGCAGCCAAATATCGGTAAGACAGTCACCTATGAGACTTACCAGCTGGATGTTGAGCGAGCCGAGATGGCTCCTGCCTCAAAGAACGATATTCTGGCTAAGCGATTCGGTATTCCGATGGAAGGCTTTACGTTCTTCTTTACCTATGAAGAAACTCTTCCACACCGACCGCGAGAATTCTGGCAGATGCCCTGTGCTATGGGTGCTGACCTTTCTCAGGGTGATGACTTTACGGCATTCACCTTTTTGTTCCCGCTGGCCAATGGAAACTTCGGTGTCAAAACGCGAAGCTACATTTCTTCTTTGACTATGATGAAGCTACCGGGCGCCATGCGGATCAAATATGACCAGTTCATCAAAGAGGGCAGCCTTCATGTACTTGAGGGTACTGTTCTTGACATGATGGAAGTCTATGACGATCTTGATCGGTTTATCACAGAGAGTCAGTATGACGTTCGGGCATTTGGGTATGACCCATACAATGCCAAGGAGTTCGTATCCCGATGGGAGTCTGAGAATGGACCCTTCGGTATCGAGAAAGTCCTTCAGGGTGCTCGCACTGAGTCAGTTCCTCTAGGCGAACTTAAGAATCTGAGTGGTGAGCGAATGCTCATATTTGATCAGAGCCTTATGACCTTCGCTATGGGTAACGCTGTAACTTTAGAAGACACTAATGGTAACCGTAAGCTTCTCAAGAAGCGACAGGATCAGAAGATTGATAATGTCGCGGCTCTTATGGATGCTTACGTTGCATACAAAGCAAATAAGGATTCATTCGAGTGAGGGGACAAAGATGTGCCGCCATAGCAAGAGGGATTATTTCTACAGCGTCTACACAAACAGTCGCATTTGTCGACACTGTTGGACGTCCGAATCGCATGACGAACCAGAGCCTGAGATAACTACTGACTGAAAGGGACACTTCAATGGGTCAAGAAGCAGACGCATTTTTAGCCCACTACGGTATTCCCGGAATGAAGTGGGGCAAGCACAAAAAAGCCGCTGATGCAGCTATAGCCAAAGCCAGAGCAACCGACGGTCATGCCAAGCTGGAAAAGCGGATTAAAACCGCGTCGACTGTAGCTGGTGTGGTTGGTACGGCTGCGATATTCGGCACAATGGCTCTTGGCTCCCTCTATATTTCGTCGTTTCATACTCCTGAGGGTATTGCTCGAATGACTAAGGGTGCTGAATTCATAGCCAAGAAAGCTAACACACCCTATAGTCAAGCCGTTGTACTTAAGGGTGCCAAAATGCTGGATGCCCATCTAGGGCTACGGTAACAATCAACTATCTAGGAGTAACTAATGGCTGAAACAGCAGATGACATTCTTGCACACTTTGGTGTAGTCGGAATGAAGTGGGGCAAACATAAGTCTTCGACAGTCGGCGAAACCAAGACCAGTGGTGTAGCTGCGCCATCTCGTGAAGAGATCAAAGCCAAGAACAAAGCGAGCAAGGCGGCAGATGTCGCTAAGCGTAACACGGAGATCGATGCTGCTCGAGAGCGCTATAATGGTAGTGCTCGAAAGAACTACCTTGATGCCAAGGCACAGTATAAGGTCGATAAGGTCCTCATCGGTAAGCGCGAAGCAGCCAAAGCCTTTAACAAAGTCAAGGACCAAAACGCCAGTGACTATGCAGTCGCTCAGCTGGCTAAGTCAGGTAAAGAAACCACTCGTGCTATTCTCCTGACCGCAGGAGCCATTGTTCTTGGTGGCGCAGTTCAGGCCCTCGCACACCAGTAGACATGGACTTCAAAATGAGACCAATGGAAGGAGGTGACTAATGGGTTTTAACGACCGACTAAAACATGCATGGAATGCATTCGCCAGTCCGCAACAGAACAACAAACCCGATCCCTTCGGAACATCGGCTGCTGACTATGGACCGAGCTACTCGGGAAGCTATAGTGTACGTCCAGACCGACTCAGGGTTCGACGTGGTAATGAGAAGTCGATCATTCCGGCAATCTACAACCGAATGGCTATCGACATCTCGGCAGTAGCAATCATGCACGTAAAGCTTGATGCAAACAAGCG